CTGGACTTTTTTCTCTGAAATACGTTTCTAATTTAGAAATCATTAAAGGTCTAGTCTTTGAAGTAGTTGAGAATCCGGGAACTTTATCTCCCTTAGATTTCAAATCATATCCTTTTGATAAATGTACATCTTCATCTACATAAGCATCTTGTCGATATGAATAGTATAAATTTTCATAGTTACGGTCAATAGCAACTTGTAATACTGCCCAGCCTATATTTGCATTTTCAATAACTAGTAATGCGTTATTATATTCTGTAGCAACTGATACTAACATATTACCGTATTCAGTTGTACCTAACTTACCGCGATATTCCGCAACCTGTGTCATGCTTTCGATTTCTATAACATGAAACGCGGAGTTATCAGCACCGTCGCCGCGAGCAACGTCAGCTACTACTGCATAACTTTTACTAGTACCATATTCTGGGTAATCCCATATCCATAAATTACTATCAAACCCTCGTTTTTCTTTAGGTTCTTGTACATATGTTTGTTCATACCATTGTATAATAGGGCCGTCAACTACTGTATGACCGGATGATATAAAGTCACAGTCGCATTCCTGTGCAGCTTCTTTATCTCCTAGCAATCGTGTCTGTTCTTCACGCCATGTCTCATCACGATCAGGGTGAACTGTCCAGTGCAGTTTAATCGGATTAAATTGTCCTCCAGCTTCAGCATCTACCCATAACTTATGGAATAAATTACCAGTACCGTTAGGTGTAGATAATATAATAGCACCTCCACCTGTTGCTAATGTTTGCTGTGCTGATGTCCATATTTCATCAATACCTTTAATGAACGCAGCTTCATCAATTACTAATAATGATAATGCTTCAGAACGACCTGATGTTCCTGCACTAGATACGGCTTTGATTTGAGATCCGTTCTTGAAACGTAATGATAATTTATTATCTTCAATTGATTTACCTTTTAGCCAGGCCGGTAAATTATCGTGCATTACTCTTACTTTCGTTACTAAGTTTTTAGCAACGTCTTGAGTAGTTGCAATAACTAGAACGTTATAGTCATTCTTAAATAACATAGCCCAAAGAGCATATCCTGCTGTTAAAGTTGATATACCTAATTGACGTGATTTAAGAATAATGTTATATCGATTATCTCGTAAGTCATGTAATGTCTCTTCCTGAAAAGGATATAGATTAAAATACATCTTTCCTTTTGTCGGGTGTTGAATTATACAATACTTACGCATAAAATGCACAGGGTCAGCTGCACATTTTTTATATTCGTCTGCTATTATTTCTTTTAATGACTTTGACATAACTATTCAATATATAAAATTTATAACGTAAAAACAAGAATACATGTAGGAATTGCAATTAATAATGCAGACCCTCCAATAATTACACCATTACGTTGTCTACGATATTTTCTAGCCTCTTTAACGGCTAATTCAATTTGTACATTTTTAGCATCTACAATTTGTTTATATGAATTAATATCGTTTATATACGTAGTTTCTTTTTTCTGATGATTTAGAATAATAGAATTTTTTAAGGCTATTGTATTACCTAAATCTGTATTAATACTATATACTAGTGCAAGTTCTCGTCTAGCTTGGTCACCTGATTCTAGATCCATAATAATTTCTTTCATTGTACCCGGAGGTAAACAAACTAAACTATCACTCAGAATATCTTTTTGTGAAATAGCTGTTAATGTCATCATTAGAAAAGCTATTAACATGATTAATTGTTTCTTCATATTCCTTCCGTAATTGTTGTATTTCTTTTTGTTTTTTAATAACACTTGTTTCTATTTTAACGATTGATTTGTTTAGAGAATCAATTTGCAGATTAAGCTTTGCACGTATATTAGCATCATTATCTATTACTACATTTAAACTATCAATTTGATGTTGTAGTTTATACCGTTGCACATCGATAGGCAGCTCAGGTTTTCTAAATGATAATACTATTACTATTAGTGTTAGAAAGGCAATACTGCCTACTAACGTATAAAACCATATATTTGAAATTGTTTTCATTATGCTCCCGCAGGTGTCTCACTACCTTTACCGGACATCGAATCTTTAACATGATGTATAAGTTCCTTAGTCAATTTAATTATTTCAGCTGACTTTCCAGCAACACCCATAATAGCAATGACTAATAAAACTCCTGATGTTACTGAAGGGAATAGGTAGATTGCTAACGCAAATAAGGCAACTGTTACTAACAATGTTCCTGATATACCGGCGATATGTTGGCTTTTCTCACTTGCGCCGAATTTTTTAGCAATCCATGAAAAAGCTTTTTCCATTACCTTAGCAGGAAATCCAGTAACCTTTTTAATTCCTCCGAATATACGATCTAGTTTAGCTTTTAATTTAGCCTCATCAACGTCTTTACCAGTTACTTTTTGAATAGCTCCGGCTAACTCATGTATAAAGGCAGCATTACCTAATACATCCCCAACTAAATGTATTGCCCCTAAAGCACCACCAGCTTCTGAAATATATCCACGAGACTCTTTTATTTCTGTTTTAATAGCTTCTACATCAGATACATCAACAGCATTTAAATCGCCATCGGCATCAATTAATGCAGATAATACTGCGGCTTGCACTTCTTCATCAGTAATATCCTCGCCGTCAGCTTTTAAATCATTTGTTAAATCTGCCAATTGATTTTGTACTGTATCAGCATCACTTTCAGCTGACTCTGTAAGTAATTTATAATTCTTACGTGCTATAATATTTGAAGCAATTGATGTTAGTTTCATTTCTTTCTCTTTTTAATTTCTTCACGAATAATATTACGAATCAAACGACGAACTTCGTCAATTTGTAATTCGGTATCTTTATCTAAATCAGCAATGGCTCTTTGCAATTGACTTTCTAAATCACGCTTTTCACTAGTCATTTTCTTTAACTTATCCAAAAGCTTTTGTTTGTCTTTGCCAGAAGCTGCTTGCCATTCTTTAGCCACTTGTTGCATTTCAGCTGAATGTTTTTCTAGCTTTTCAGCTGCCTTAGTTACTTTTCTAGGAGTTGCCATTTTCACCTTTAAGGTTTGTTATTATAGTTTTTCGTAGTTCTTTATAGTCGCTATCAAATTTTTCAAAGAATGCGCTCTGATCCCATTCTTCTAATCCACCATCCGCATTTTGTGTAAACTGTACTTTAAGTGAGTTACGCAAAATTTCAACTTCTTTATCTGTATCAGCTAACCATGCTTCGGCATTAGCTAACATAAACTTACGTGAATATTCTTCCCATGCATCTTGGCCTTTCATTCGAATACTTGATTCTTCTTTAAGAACGCAGTCAAAACATTTTTTATGTTTGAAATACATTTTAAAGTTTAAAGACTTTTCTTCATCACGCATTTTCTTTTTGCAGCAAGGACATTCTTTAGGAACAGACATTATATCACGTACTTGTTTAAGAATACTATTTAATGGCGTCTTTGTACGAAATCCATCCTTCTGTTCTATTTTATATTCTATACCTGCAGGATCTTTTTCAATCCATATATCTCCTACAGCACGTTTGCTTGTAGTTCCTTCTCCAGTATAACCAAAAGACTTTCTAGTTTGAGTACTATGTGTACCTGCTAGTAATTCTTTATTTGCTTTAACATTTTGTAACTTATTGCTCATACTTATTGTAATTCTGATTTAATTTTCATTTTAAGCATACGCTTAGCACTGTCATCTAATGGAAGTTTTGATATCATATCTATGACAAATGCTACTTGTTGTGTAGCTGGCTTATTATCAATAGCTTTAACTAGCATCTGATAGGCTTGGGTCTTTTCAACTTTTTCTCCTTTGCTAGCTAATGCTCCGCCGAACTCAACTTCATTAAGCTTTGCTTCTCCCATTTGAGATGCATCAGCTTTAAGTCCTCGTACAACTTGACCACGTAAAGCTGTTAATTCATCTGCAGTGATACCAAATGTCTTCATTAGTGTAGTTAATAATGCTACTTTTTGCATTCTCGGTAGTTTAGCCAAACGTTCAACATCCATTCCACCTAAAGCTTTATCTAGCATTGTACGACCGCCACCTAAACTAGCACGTA